CTTGGAGGTGGGATGAGGATGTTCAGGCTTACTTGGCTCCATTAGAAGAAGATTCAATATTGAAGAGTCTTACTATTGGAGTTCAAAGTAAAACTTTGTCTCCAGAAGCACAAGCTGTAGCTGTTATATCTAGTGCCATCTGCGAATATTTCTTTTATGGTAAGAAAGTGTTCGAAGAAAAACGGCAAATGTTTAAGGATATAATTGCAGAGAACAAACTGGAATTTTATGTCACTGAAACTACCCTACCCCTTTGGGAGGAGTTAAATGACAGATTCCAATCTTCAGTTCCTAGAGCTTAAATCTAGGCTCAGTCCCCTATGACTTTAAACTGGGGCGTCGCAAGTCGTGACGCGCATAGCGAAGCAAAAGAGACTCGTTATCACTATTTACTGCTCATCATATAGCGTTGTGAAACTATAATTTTGAGAGAATGGAGTGATAATTGTATAAACCTGCCTGGGCGATCCCCGAAATCCGTTTTTACGGAAGATACTGGCTAGTTATCAAACAATTCACACAAATACACAGCATTAAGTATCGCTGTGTATGGGTTATATTTTTACTTGGTCAACAAATTACTAAAATAAATGAATTAGAAAAAGAGAATGCAAAGTTGAAATTACATATTCAACTTAATCATGCATCAATACAAGACCTAGATGAACGTATCAAGCTGCTAGATGAAGCCATGGATGCACAAGAAGCTCATACTGAGCAATTGCTTTCATGGGATGGATATACTAGCCAAATAGCTGAAAACGCGAAATCTAAGGATAAAAAATATAAAAATGAAAAATTTCATTATTCGTCAACTCCACCTGTGGAGATTCAATCGAGTGATGAACCGGCTGATACCGGTGGTATTGATTCTATCACGGAAGAACATGAGGTTGTTGCTTTCGAAGATGGTACCACTGATAATAAAGCCGAGGTGTACACGCACTTGGACCCAACGATGGAAGGTCTTGCCGATGGTTATGCACTCGGCGAGTTCTTAAGTCGTCCCACCCGTATTAAGACTTATACAATCCCTCAAGGTGAATCGTACAATATGCGTACTTTTTACCCATGGCGTGATTTCTTTATGGATCCAAAGATTAAGAAGAAGTTAGATAACTTCGCATATTTGCGTTGTAATTTGAAGCTGAAATTTGTTATCAATAGTTCCCCATTTATTTATGGTTGCTATTGTGCTGCATATCAGCCTCTAGATTATTTCAATACTGATCTGGCTCCCGCTGGGACAAACAATCGAGAGAGAATCATGCTATCACAACGAGAAAATATTGTTATGGAGTCACACAAGAATAAGGGTGGTACTATGACACTACCCTTCTTCTATTTTAAGGATTGGCTCCCTACGGAGTCTGGTTCCTTTGTTGAAATGGGTCGCGTCGACATCTTTCCGTACACTGATTTCCGAGCAGCAAATCCTACAGCCACAGGCGATGTGACTATTACAGTTTACGCAT